ATTAAAATTTGCTGGCACATGGGCGCAAACAAGTTACAACGCAAACTTTCGTGGCTGCTACGCAGGTATTGGATACACATTTGACCCGTTGTTAGGCGAGTACGGCGAGTTTGTGCCGCCAGTCGAATAGCAATGCAATGCGTTACGGATTGTTTGCGTTAATACTTATGTTGACCGCTTGCGAAACAACACGCGACAACACACTCACAGTCAAATCACGGGTCAAAAACATGACATTAAATAACTGCAACGTGCCTGACCGCTGTGGCATAACGCCATGACTCGACACAGATACACCGCCGATGAACTACACGCACGCATGATCGTCACCGTAGGCGTACTACTGGCCATAGTTTTTAGCACCATAGTTTTAGGCATGACCTACGGCCTGTTGTTTGTGTCGCAACCCGAAAAACAAGCACCGAACGACGCAGCGTTTATAGACCTAATGTCAACCATTGTTGTGTTTTTGACTGGCACATTGTCAGGCATTGTTGCGTCTAACGGCATAAAAAAACCAACTAAATAACAATGCCTAATCGCGCTTACATAGTTACACAACAGCCAGTCGTAAAATCTGCGTTGGCTGGCACGGCAGAGTGGGCGCGACTTGCGTGTTTGCATAGCGGTGGCAGTTTGTGGAATAACGGCACATGGGTAGTGCGCGACGTACGCAACAGACCCGGCACGATCTCTAACCATGCTCGAGGGCTGGCAATGGACTTGTCGTACCGTTGGCTTAATCAAAAAAAACTTGGCAAAGCAGACGGCCGCAAAGCGTCATTAGCATTTATTGTCAAGTGTTTAGAAAACGCCGATCATTTGGGCATACAACTTGTGATTGACTACGCAATGCAACGGTCATGGAAATGCGACCGGGGCACATGGCAACCACTACCTAGCGTTGAGATTGCTGATTGGTATCACGTGGAAATTGACCCACACGTCGCCAATGACCCGATCATCGCAAAACAACGTTGGCAAGCCGTTTTCGGGGTATCCCCACAGGTAGCACCGCAATCTGTCTAGGCTTATTTACCTACCCGAGAAAGTAGGTCAATTATGACACTCATCAGCAAAACCGCAATATCGCTATTTATCAGCGTGATTTCAATATTTATATTGACACCACCGCCAACCCCAACAGCCGACGATTTAGCGTTAGCGCCAATCACCGTTTGGCAAGGCCTAGAACCAGCGTCGCCTACACCGCCAACAACGGTAGTAACTACGCCTATAACGCAACCTGACGCGTGTCAGACCGTGTTTGACATGGCTCGACACGTCGGTTGGGCAGAACAAGACTTGACACAACTGGTCGCAATCGCCTACCGCGAAAGCCGATGCAACCCTGCAGCGTTTAACCCGACCGACCCTAACGGCGGCTCAGCCGGGGTTATGCAAATTAACTACTTTTGGTGCAAACCGTCATCGTATTACACAAACGGCTATTTGCAGGCATACGGCCTGTTACGCACCTGCGACGACCTGTTTGACTTAGAGGACAATTTGCGTAGCGCGTTAGCAATCTTTAGATACTCGAATGGCTGGCGTGCATGGTCACTCTAAAACACCTGTTTTTGGCAACCGTCTTGACGGCGTACACCTACCTGATAATGTCAGTCACCAACAAACGAAAGGCAAAAGATGACCGAGAACATCGACCCGAGAACTGACCCACAGTTTCAGGCGCTTAAACACGTCATGGACGAGATCACACAAAACAAAGTGCCAATACGTCAGCCTTGGGAATTGGCAGCACGTAGCACGCTTCGAGCAATCCAGCACGAGATTGACGACCGCAACGTACTTGACGACGCAGAACTAATTGACGTACTAAACCAAACACGCATTGAGATTAAATATTTGTTGAGCATCATCACCGATCTTGACGAGCGCGTTAAAGAACGTGACGCAGAGGTCAGCCGACTTGAGAGGTGGGCGCACCGTGCTAACTAAACACGAACGACACCGTATGCGTGTCGCAATGGTTGAAAGCCAAGCCAGCGCAAACGCTAAATGGACACCGCAACAACAAATGCAAGTAGATACGGCGATACGCAAAATGGCGCGCATGATGCCACGCTTTACAGCCGACCAAGTCTGGTACGAACTAGGCGTAACATTCCCAGTTACCAAAGGCATGACCGCTCGACTACTTGTTGCACAACGTAACGGCGTGATAAAAAACACGGGCGAGATTACGTTTGCTGAACGTGGCGGCGAACACGATCACGCGCAACGTCTAACAATATGGCAATCGTTGTGAGCGGATTTAACCTTGACAATTACGTTGACGTACCTACACGTCTAGGCATGGCACTCAAAAAATATCCTGATCTACGCATACAAGAAACACACCGCGAGATTATAGAAATGCCCGACAAGTCATGCTTTATACGTTGCACCGTGACCGTATGGCGCGACCAAGCCGACCTAATACCAGCCGTTGCGTCAGCGTGCGAGATTTATCCGGGTCGTACGCCGTACACAAAGATGAGCGAAAACGAGGTTGGGTTCACTAGCGCGCTGGGTCGAGCGCTTGGCTACATGGGCTTTGGTATTAACAAGAGCATTGCGAGCCGTAATGAGGTTGAGGCAGCGCAATCAAGGCAACCTACAGGCCGTCTAGCGCCAGTTGTACCGATGCACGACGTTGAGATGCCATTTCCCGATGCGCCTGTACAGGAGTATGCAACGCCTAAACAGTTGGGCATGATGCGTGCGTTGGCTAACGGGCAGAACATTGCTCAAGACAAGTTAAAAGAGTATTGCTCAAACGTGCTTGGCCGTCAGATAAACACAACAGGCGATTTAACCAAACGTGATGTCAGTCGAGTTATTGATGCGCTAAAACTAGGTGAACCCAAATGACAGCAAAACGATTTTGGTTTACAAGTTGCAAGAATTGCAATAAGCAATTAACTAATCACGGGTCGGGTCGCCCGCGTCGGTTTTGCAATAAACGTTGTTATTTAGATTTGTGCAAAAAAAATTACGTGTCAAAAGGGCCAAAAGGCAGGATTGCTACAAATTTGTCAACCACAGAGGCACACAAATTAGTAAACGATGCAAAATTAAAGTTTGGCAAATGCGCTTTACATCCTTTATATAACAACGGCGACGATTACGTTTGTACACCTGACCGATTACGTGCGTTCTGTTGGGATCACATAGACCGCAAAACTAAAATTTCAACGATTGCGCGCATGATTGGCGGTAGCACTCGACAGGAACTAATTGACGAGATTAACAAATGTTGGTTAGTTTGCGCTAATTGTCATCAAATAAAAACTTACGAAAACATGGAATACTTAAAAATTACTAAGTCATTGCAAATGCAGATGGCTGAACAATTTAAACAATTAACAATATTTGATAACTAATTACGGGCATGACCTAAGCGTGTTGCAGCGCAGTTGGTAACACACGGCAACGTGGGTAGATGACGCGTGCGCGAGTACGAGTCAGGCAAATGCGCTACAAGTAATGGGAGTGTCGGTGAGGCAAGACACGGGGGGATAGCGCATTAGGCTTTAATGACAGCAACACAAATTGACATAAAAAAACAAACCACAAACACAAAGTTGACAATATGGCCAGCGTGAACAAACCGAGAGCAAGCGCGACAGCGCGCGCTAGTGCGTTATGAGCAGACCACGTGACGACTACGAGTACCAACGCAACCGGGGGGTTGTGTTACGAGAGCAGCCAACCTGCACCGTCTGCAATCGTCAGCCAAGCACACAAGTTGATCACATCATTCCACTTGACGCAGGCGGTGGACACGAACTTGCAAACCTCAGAGGCATTTGTTTTAAATGCAATAACACGTTAGGGCATCGCTACGTAACACAACGCAATGCAATGCGACAAACCATTCGAGCAGAAGCCATGCGACAAAACGGCATAAACGATTTAGAATCAAAACGGTTTTTTACACAAACCAAAGTAACCCCCCCGACCCAACTCAGGATTATCTCAGATGACCTTGATCAGCCTGAACTGGCGGTAACTGGCCGAGATCAGCCGAGGCTCGAGACTGTGTGGCCTGACGCGTCGGGTTCGTTTGGGGCTGAGGTGGGGGGCTGGGCTTTACAGCATCTTGGCATGGAGTTGATGCCGTGGCAGCAAAGAGTTCTTGACGGTCAGTTGTTGTTTGACGGCGACGGTGATTTTTTGCATCGTATGTCTATGGTTAGCACGGCGCGTCAGAACGGTAAGACGGTTGCGTTAACGGCGCTTGTCGGCTGGTGGCTGACTGAGATGCCTAAGCACCGGGGGCTACCGCAAACCGTGCTATCTACCGCGCACCGTCTTGACTTGGCAGTCATGTTGTATGACAAACTCGCTGACATTCTTGAACTCAGGTTTGGTGCAAAACTTATGCGGTCTTATGGCCGTAATCAGGTGACTATGCCTGACGGGTCTAAGTGGTTTATTCGTGCAGCCAACTCAAGTGTTGGTCACGGTATGTCTTGCGACCTGATTGTGGCTGACGAGATTTGGGATATTGGGTCAACTGTTATTGACGGCGGTTTACTGCCAGCCCAGCGCGCTCGACGTTCGCCATTGTTGTCGGCATGGTCAACGGCTGGCACAGAGGCAAGCACCGCAATGCAACGCTGGAGAGAACAAGGTCTGCGATCTATTGACCGTGCTGAGCCGTCATCGCTGTACTTTGCGGAGTGGTCGCCGCCGCCTGACATATCGCCTATGGACAGTCGCGCGTGGGGTTGGGCTAACCCAGCGCTAGGCAAAACGCTTACCCTCAAAACGATTGAAGCCGAGAGCGAAAACCCCGACCGCGCATCATTCTTGCGCGCGTCGTGCAATCTTTGGGTTGCTAGTGACAAGTCATGGATAGCACCGGGTTTGTGGCCTGAGTTGGAATACACAGACCCGATGCCCGACGGCGGCACAATTGCCATAGAAACGTCGCTGACTGACGACCGCTATTTTGCTACTCGAGCCGTAGTGCTTGACGATCGGCGCACCGTCGTCACCGTTGAGTTTGTCTGCGACACATACGACGAGATGTTGCAACACGTTGAGCGTCTAGCCAAAAACACGGCAATCAAATTTGCTATTTCACCGTCTATAGATATTCATTGGCCGTTGGCGTTAGAGCGTCGCCGTGCGATCGTCGGCTATGGCGAGATACTCAAATTTACGCCGCGCATTAAGTCAATGATCCACGAAAAATTGTTGTGGCATACAGGCGAAAATATGTTGGCTGAACACGTACAACGCGCCGTCGCAGTACGCAGTCAAAACAGCATTGCATTATCTAGCCAGCGATCACCCGGCCCAATTGAGTTAGCACGCTGTTTAGTTTGGTGCGCCGCACTTGCCAGCCGACCTACCGCAACAGGTAAACCTATGATCGTTGTGGCTAGTGGCTAGTATGCAAAACGGGTGGCCGTCGTTTACCTATGCTTTCTCGGTTACGTTCGCGGCGGTCACCTATCAACACGGGCAAGCAATACGCGTGGCATACTTAGCCAATGGCAATCTTTAGCAGGTCAATAAACAAAGCGGCAATATCGCCTGAGCCAACAAAAGCGGCAGCGGCTGGTAGTTATTACAGCAACAGCGTCAACAACGGTGGCGCAAACATGGTCGGCCAGTACTACTCGTACATAGAAGGCGACGCACGCAACCGTGCAATGAGCGTGCCAACTGTTAGTCGAGCGCGCGATCTCATGGCCAGCGTCATCGGTTGCATGAACTTAAAGATGTACAACGAAATTTGGAACGGCAACGAAATGGAAAAGTTGCCTATCGCACCGCGCACTTGGTTACGCAAAATAGACCCAACATTGCCAAACAATTTTATTTTGTCGTGGACATTTGACGATTTATTTTTTTACGGTCGCGCGTTTTGGTACATTACGTCACGCACAGCCGACGGATACCCAGCGTCGTACACTCGACTACCTGCAGCAATGGTGCAGACTTTAGATCAGTCAGGGCCAGTTTGGTTTGCGCCGTCAAAACAAATTATTTTTCAAGGCGGCAATTTAGATCCAAATGATGTTGTGCAATTTTTGTCGCCAATTCAAGGCATCGTTTATCAGTCAACGCAATCTGTATCTACGGCGTTACAACTTGAAGCAGCACGTCACAGAAACTCTACGTCAGCAATACCGGCAGGCATTTTGCGTCAAACTGGCGGCGAGCCATTAAGCGCACAAGAGTTAGCCGATCTTGCGGCCGCGTTTAACGTTGCGCGCGCAACTAATCAGACTGCAGCGCTAAACGAATTTGTGACCTACACAGAAACGCAAACTAGCCCTGACAAAATGCTTTTAATTGACAGCGCCGAATTTCAAGCAATGGAAATGGCGCGTTTGTGCAACATTCCGCCGTACCTTGCAGGCGTGTCGGTCGGCAGTTATTCGTATCAGTCGAGTGCTGAAGCGCGCATGGACTTGTGGACATTTGGCGTACGCGCTTACGCCGATTGCATTGCTGGCACATTAAGCGGCAACAACGTGCTACCTAACGGCACATATGTTGAATTTGACGTTGAGCAATATTTGTCGGGCGAATACTCAATGAGTGATTACCGTGAGGACAATTCCGAAACACCGATACCAAATGGAGTACTATAAATTTTATGATCCGATTAACCCCTTCACAGATCACGGTTGATGCAGCGGCGGCAGAGGGCTTGCCGTCGCGCTCAATCTCAGGCGTAGCAGTCACATACGACGAAACAGCCACAGTCAATGACGGCACTAAGGTACGATTTTTGCAAGGGTCGTTGCCAGTCACGGGGCGCGACCCGAAACTATTTATGCAGCATGACAGCAATCAGATTGTCGGCAAAGTAGTTGAGCGCGTGGACACGCCACAGGGCATGATGTTTACGGCCAAGATCAGCGCCACTCGACTAGGCGATGAGGCACTTACCCTTGCTAATGACGGCGTTATTGACGCTGTATCGGTAGGCGTAACGCCAACAAAGTTCAGTTATGACGAGGAAGGCGTGATGATCGTTGAGGCGGCTAATTGGCAAGAATTGTCGCTGGTCAGCGAGGGCGCGTTTAGCGGTGCAGTTATTACCGAGGTTGCTGCCAGCAAGCCTGACGAGGTAGCCGAGGGTATCCCCGAAACAGAATTAACTAATGCTATACAATCAGAACAAGACGATCAAAAGGACAAAGACATGACCGACAAAATTGAAACCCCAGTAGCAGAAGCAGCCGCAAGCACAGTAGAAAAATTGTGGGCGCAACCTGCACGCGAATATAAGATGCCAACACCGGGCGAATACATGGCAGCAATGCACATCGGTGGCGACACATTTGCAAAAGTTAACCTTGCATACAAAGACGCTGTTAAAAAACAATCGTCAGCGTTGCAAGCAGCAGCGGGCGACATTTTGACAACTGATACACCGGGTCTTTTGCCAGTACCAGTACTTGGGCCACTATTTCAAGACTTGAATTTTGTGCGACCAGTTGTTAGCGCATTTGGTGCGCGTGCAATGCCAAACACACCGTCAAAAACTTTTATTCGACCAACAATTACTACGCACACTTCGGCCGCAACACAGACCGAAGGTTCGGCAGTTAGTGCAACGACAATGGTTATCGCATCAAACACAGTTACTAAAACAACTGTTGCTGGTCAAGTAACTATTACGCAACAAGACATGGACTTTACAGACCCAAGTTCAATGAACTTGATTTTGAATGATCTTGCAGGCGAGTATCTCATCAAAACTGATGACGTTGCAGCCGACGCGCTTGTTGCAGGTAAGACAGCATCAGGCTCGACATGGACAGTTACGGCAGGCGACCCAACATCGCTGATTAACTCGCTTTATGACGCAGCACGCGAGATCACAGAGGACAGCAATTATTTCCCAACACATTTGTGCGTATCGCCTGACGTGTGGGAAAAACTTGGCGCACAGTTAGACAGCAGCAAGCGACCAGTACTCGGTTACACAACTGACGGAGTAATTGGCCAAAACTCGCTTGGTCGAGTAGGCGGTCTTGGTTACAACTCCATGAACGTAATGGGATTGACGCTTGTAGTTGACAACAATTTCGCAAGCGGCACAATGCTTGTTGTTTACGCACCGGGTTTTGAGATTTACGAAGCGCAACAAGGTATCTTGTCGGTTACAAACCCAAGCACATTGTCACGCACGTTTAGTTACTACGGTTACTTCTCAACATTTGTTGCAAAGTCATCGTTCATTCAGGGCATCGTAATCGCCTAGTCGCATGGCGGCTACACCGCTATGGCGACCTATCTAACAGCGTCAAAACAGTTATTAAATAACTACGCCTGCATATCTACGCTCGAGCCAACCGACATACAGGTTGGCGACAGCATTGTTGTCGCAAGCATTGCCGCACCGTTTAACGGCACGTTTACCGTGTTGTCATGCCCGCAATACGAATACACAGGCATAGATAGCACTACAGGCGAGTGGCTGTTTAACGAAAACGTACCGCGCGCTAATCAAGTGCTGTACGCCTGCACAGGTTCGGCAGTTGAGTACAGCGCGTTCTACACAGGCACAGTCTCGTTCACACCTACCTGCACTTGGGTTACGGTTGCAAACCTTGTCACCTATCTTGGCGTGTCAATCACAAACCCATCAGACGATTACACGCTGGCTACGCAGGCCGTAAGCGCTGGCAACCAGTTCTGCAGTCGCAGACGCGCCGAGGCAGGCTATAACGACAGTCTCAGCACGTCGCCTAGCGGAGACGTAACGCTCGGCTGTTTAATGTATTGCGCGGCGTTGTGGCGGAGTCGAGGCAGTCTAGAAAACGTGTTTGCATCGTTTGACAACATGGGTACAGCACCGCAACAGTCAATGACACCGATCGTTAAACAGTTGTTAGGTATTGACCGACCAGCGGTGGCATAGTGCCTGCACCGTACACAGACCTGTTAAACGAGGCGTTAGACGATCTCACAGCCACGCTCACAGCCGTTACAGGCCTTAGGGTGGTCAATGACCCAACACGGCTCGTTCCTAATTGCGTTTATATACAAGCGCTAAGTTTTACAACAATCGCTGGTAACGGCAACATTGTGCGCGTTGACTTTCCGATCAAAGTTGTCGGCAGCGGCCCAGCTGGGCTACCCGTATTGCGCGAGATTTTGCAGATCAGCGCA